GGGTGGTCAAGATCTGACATAAATGAAATGGCAAACTTTGTAATAAAAAACGAAAAATAGAAATCATGAAACATCAAAATTTAGTAAAAAATAAAGTTTATGCAAACGTTCTTGACCCTTATATACCCCTAAAATTCACAGGTAAAAAGACAGTTGAAAACGATATGAACAGTATTTATACACTCGCATATTTCACACCTGTAAAAACAGAAAAAAATAAATTTTGGTATAATAGCATGAAAGTGCATTCAAAAAACTTTGATGATACTACAGGCAACATGTACATAAGAGAAATAAAATAACCAATACTAACATAATTAAAACCCTACAAAATAACAATTATAATGAATTATTTTGTATATTTGATGTAATAAGCGTATGAAACAAACAAAAGAAAATACTTTGTATTTGCCAATTAAGCAGGTGCATTTTGATGCTATTTTAGCAGGTGAAAAAGTCAAAGAATTTAGAGAAATAAAAGACACAACGTTTCAAAAGTATCTGAAAACGTGGAAAAATGCAGATGGTTCAGTAGACCTAGATTTTTTTGATCATTTAACCACGCATGAAATAATAGCTGAAAGCGGCAATGATTTGCTAGTTTACAATAATGGCGTTTACCCTTACATGCCCAAAGAAATAAAGTTTCTTAATTTGGCTGTAGGGTACGCAAAAGATCGAGATAAGGCAACAATTGAAGTAAAAAACATTACTTTTGAACCAGTACTGAAAAAAGACGGTACAAATGCGATATTTATAGCAGGTGAAGAAGACATAATTTTTGATGACAATGGCAATTTATGTTTTTGGCAAATCGTTTATCATTTAGGTAAGAAAGTAGCATAAGAAAATAGCAGGTTTTAAAGAGCCTGAAAGACATAATAAGAGTGTAAACCTATAAAGAGGTTACGAGCAATTTAAACGGCTTGTGACCTCTTTTTTTGTGATCAATAAAATAAATGTTTAACTAAAAAAAACTTTAAAATGGCAAGAGTAACATTGAATGCTTCGAGCAATTACAAAGGTGGGCGGCAAGCTGCTAGCGTTTCATCAGGTGGTAAACTTGGTAGGGGTGGTAGATATATTTCTAGACGGCAACGTTATGGCGATATGAGAAAAGCCTTTGGTTTGTCAGGTGGATAAGATTCAACACACAAAGCAAGTATTAAGCACGATTGGACAAAAAACTAATCGTGCAATACTGTTTTATAGTGCTGGCAAAGATAGCATTGTATCGCTCGACCTCATGTATGAACATTTTGATGAAATAATTTGTGTATTCATGTATTTTGTAAAAGATCTAGATCACATAAATAAGTATCTTAAATGGGCAAAAATTAAATACCCAAAAATTACAGTAGTTCAAGTGCCACATTGGAATTTAAGCTACATTTTAAGAGGTGGGGTTTATTGCGTTGAAAACACAAAAGTAAAGCCTTTCAAGGTGGCTAAAGTAGACGAGGCAATGAGATTGAAGTATGGAACAGATCAAACGTTTTACGGCATGAAGAAAGCAGACAGCATGAACCGCAGATTAATGTTAAATACATATATCGATTGCCAAAGTAATACAAACAAAGTTTACCCTTTAACTGAATGGTCAAATAAAGAAGTTATAGCATACATGAAGGCAAAAAAGTTGCCAACTCCTGTAAGATATTCTAGTAATGCTTCAGGTGGTGTAGGTTTTAATATCGATTGTTATTTATGGTTAAGAAACAACAACAAAAAAGATCTTGAAAAAATGCTTCGAGTGTTTCCCATGAGTGAAAAAGTATTATTTGACTATGACATGTTCAAAGAAAGTGAAGAAAAGAAAGCAAAAGAAAAATTAACAGACAAAGAGGTTTTGAGACTTTACAAAAGAAAGAAATGAGCGACTTAAATAAATACTTTAGAAGTGAAACAATTGAGTTAATGCGTACTGAAATAACACCAGCACCGTACAACCCTAGAGTAATTGAAGAATCACACAGAAAGAGCCTGAAAAGAAGCGTGAAAGCGTTTGGAATAGTTGGCGGCATGGTATGGAACGCAACCACAAGCAACTTAGTTTCAGGGCATCAAAAATTGAGCATATTGGATGAATTAAGCAAGTATGACCCAAAGAACAAAGAAACAGATTACAAGCTTAAAGTAGAAAAAATTGAAGTAGATGTTAAGACAGAAAAAGAACTAAATATTTTCTTTAATAATCCTAATTCACAGGGAACATGGGATTATGACGCACTTAGGGAAATGATACCTGATATTGATTATAAAGATGCAGGACTTACAGATGAAGATCTTTCTTTAATCGGTATTGATTTTGAGTTTCAAACAGAAGACGAAATAGATTTAGCTGGGGAACTTGAAGCCATGACAATGCCTGTTCAAGAACAAAAAGAAGCAAAGAAGGCAGCAGTCAAAGAAATGAAAGCAAAGATCAAGGAGGATGCCGAAGAAAAGATTCAGCACATGGAAAGTTATATCATGCTAAACTTTAAAACATACGAAGCGAAAACAAACTTCATGCGCAAGTTTGGGTATGACGATGCGGACAAGTTTATCAAGGGGGAACACTTGACAGAATTAATAGATAATCTTTCTTAACATGTCAGGAAAACCCAAATTCAATTACGATGATGATGCTTTTTACATGGAAATCATGGCAAACGCAATGAAGGGATTGACAGACAGTCAAATCTCATTTGCATTAGAAGACAAATTCAATCAAACACTAACAGCTGAAGTTTTCAGTAAGATGAAAAACGGAAAGTATGAAGGTTGGGATGAAGAGCAGAATAAGGTGCGTGGTGGCAGATTATCGCAAGCCTTAGCGCATGGAAGGGAAAAAATCAACTCAATCATAAGGGGATCTTATTTGAAGGCTGCATTAGGCGGTAAAATGATTCATTCAAAGTCTACAGTAGTTAGACGTATCAGGTTAAGTGATGGAACAGAAACCGATAATCAAGAAGTTCAAGAAACAAATTCAGAACAAGAACTTGCACCAAACTTGCAAGCATTATCAACATGGTTATTTAATCATGACCTAGAGTGGAAAAAGGCAGTTATTGAAGGTAAGAAATTAGATATTACAACAGATGGGGATGCAATAAGTCAAGTCACCGTTTTTCAGTTACCTGATAATGGCAGAGACTAAAATAAAAATAGTTAGACCACAAGAAGGCTATCAAATGATGGCGTTGCAATCCAAAGCTGATATTGTTATTGGTGGAGGTGCTGCAGGTGTGGGTAAAACTTTTGCTTTATTAATCGAAGCTTTGCGGCATAAAGATGTTCAGGGTTTTGGTTCTGTTTTTTTTAGGCGTACATACACTCAAATAAAATCTGAAGGTGGTTTATGGGATGCTTCAGTAAAAATATTTAATGCTGTAAAAGATGCAAGACCAAGGGGATCAAGTTATGAATGGTTCTTTGGCAATACTTCAAAGCTGAAGATGTCACACATGGAATATGAAAAAAATGTTTATGATTGGCAAGGTTCAGAATTACCATTGATTTGCTTTGATGAATTAACACACTTTTCTAAAAACATGTTCTTTTACTTGTTATCACGAAACAGATCAACGTGCGGCATTAAACCATATGTAAGAGCAACATGTAACCCTGATCCTGACAGTTGGGTGGCTGAATTTATAAGCTGGTGGATTGATCAAGATACAGGTTTTCCAGTACCCGAAAGACAGGGTGTTGTTCGGTTCTTTGTTCGTGATGGTGACAGCTTCATTTGGGCGGCTACAATACCTGAATTAATAGAAAAATCAAAATACTATTTAGAACCGTTGGTAAAAAGTTCAAAGGGTACGACAACCTATGAGAATTATATAAAATCAGTCACTTTTATTGGTGGTTCTATCTATGACAACCAAGAACTTTTGAAGGTGAACCCTGATTATTTGGGAAATTTAGCATCGCAATCAGAAGAAGAAAAAGCGAGATTATTAGAAGGAAATTGGAAAACTGTAGTAAGTGCAAATGATGTTTATGAATACCATTCTTTTCGTGATATGTTCACTAATACTTTTGTAGAAAAAGGCACAAAAAGAATTGTTGTTGATGTTGCAATGGACGGTAAAGATAAGTTGATCATTGGCTATTTCGAAGGGCATAGATTGGAAGATCTCATGATCATTTCAAAATCTTCAGGCAAAGATGTTGTGGATTCCATTCAAGTATTTCAGCAAATTTATGGCGTTAAAAATTCAAGCGTAATGTTTGATGCTGATGGTGTAGGTGCTTTTATTGGTGGCGAAGATAACGGATTTGTGAAGGGTTCTGTTCCGTTTAAAAATGGTAGCAGAATGATTGATACAGGTGATAATCGAAGTTTTTCAAATTTAAAAACACAATGCTATTACTATTCAGGTGAAAGAGTTTTAAGAGGTGAAGCCTACATAAGCGACAAAGTGGCAAACATGATGTATGACAACAAAATGACGGTTAAACAGCGTTTTATGTCAGAACGTAAAGCGATCAAAAAAAGACCAAAAACAGATGAAGAGCCTAGTGCTTTAATCTCTAAAGACGAAATGAAACATAAGTATTTGAATGGAAGCAGTCCTGATTTAACAGATATGTTAATGATGAATGAACTTTTTACAATAAAACCAGCAAGAATAAAACAAAACAAAACAGGGGTATTTTATTAAAATAAACGAATTATGAAAATAGAAGAAATTAATCTGATAGCAGATATTGGCGAACGCATTGCAGAACTAAAAAAACGTGTAACGAATGAACCCGAAACACAGGAAAATTTCAAAGATTGGGATTTCACAAAACATGATGTTTTCAATACAGAAATTCGAAAGAAAAAGAAGGTTTTAGTTAAAGAACCAGTACTAAATATAGACGGATCAACAAAACATCCAGCAGTTTACAAAGATGAAGAGGTGAATAGAATCGCTTTGCCATTAGAACAAGATATTGTAAACATTCATACAGCGTTTACAGTTGGCGAAGAACCCACTTTAGAAAGTGAAACCGAAACTGAAGAAGAAGAACAATTTTTAAAGATCATAAAGAACATTTACCAAAGAAATAAACTAAAATACGCAAACAAAAAAATAGTGCGTTCATGGTTATCAGAATGTGAAGTTGTAGAATATTGGTACACAACAGAAGATGCAAGCTGGTGGAAAAGAATATTGAAATCGTTAAGTGTTAGCACACAACCAAAAAGAAAGCTAAAATCTACCATCTTTTCACCGTTCCGTAACGATAAGTTGTTTCCATATTTTGATGAATATGGCGATTTAACAGCTATTTCAAGAGAATACAAAGCAAAAGATGCTGAAGATAATGAAGTGGTTAAATTCATGTCTATTGATGCCAAAAACGTGACAATTTACACAGGCAACAAAGTTGAAAAGAGTTTTGCACATGGTTTCAGCAAAATACCTGCAATTTACATGTATCGTGAAAAACCATACTGCAGTAAAATTAAGACACTCCGCAATAGATTAGAGGTTTTACTATCTAATTTTGCTGATTGTTTAGATTATAACTTTTACCCTAAACTGGTTTCAGTTGGTGAACTAGAAGGCGTTCAGAACAGGGGTACAACTTCAGAAATAATTGAACTTGCTGATGGTGGTCAAGTTTCCTATTTAACATGGGATCAATCACCTGATATGGCAAAATTAGAATTTGACAACCTAACAGAAAAAACCTACCATTTGACAAACACGCCTTTAATCAGTTTTGAAAAGCTGCAGGGAATGGGAAATGCCCCAAGTGGGAAAGCGTTTGAATTTATGTTCATGGGCACACACATGGCGGTTTCAAATCATGCTGAAGTAGTTGAAGAATTTCTGCAAAGAAGATTGAACTTTTTAATTTCTGCAGTTGGTACTTTATACCCAAAGATGAAAAACACATCTGAATCTATAATTATCGATACAGCTATAGTTCCGTACACAATCGACAATCAAACCGAAAAAATAAATGATGCTGTTAATGCGGTTTCAGGCGGTGTTGCTTCATTAAAAACTGGTATTATTTTGGCTGGCTTAACTGATCAGGTGAAAGAAGAATTAGAGCAATTGGAATTACAAAAGACAAAAGAACTTTTTGAACCAACAGAATTATGATACCTTTTGACAAGTGGAACATTCAACATAACAATGAAGCAGAATTAGATGTTTCTGAAGTTATGAAATTATATAGTGATCTAATATTACAGGCTGGGGCATTCGCTTCATCTGTAGTATTGGATTTCGATATATTCAAATTTAAGAAGTTTCCAGCACTTGAAAAGAAAATTGATGCATTGCTAAGCAAACATGCTTTTAGCGTACAGGCACGCATTGAAAGCGGCATAAATAAGCATTGGGAAATATCACAGACAAAGAATGATTTATTTACTAAAAAGGCATTTAAAAAGTACCAAATAAAAACAGATCCAATTGCAACAAGAAATGCTGAAGGTTTAACAGCCTACAGAAATAGAAGAAACAGAAAATTAAGTAGTAGGGTTTGGAATTTAAACAAACAGTTTAGAAATGAAATTGAAATGTCAATTGATACAGCTATTAAAAGCGGCAAACCAGCGAATCAATTAGCAACAGAATTAAAAAAATATTTAAACGAACCTGAAAAATTATTTCGCAAATACAAAGACAATAATGGCTTAATGCAATTGTCTAAAAATGCAAAGGCGTACAGGTCGGGTCAAGGGGTTTACAAAAGTAGTTTCAAAAATGCTCAAAGATTAGCACGTACAGAAATTAATATGGCTTACAGACTTTCTGATCTTGATAGGTGGAGCAGATTAGACTTCATAATCGGTTATGAGATCAAAAGGAGCAATAACCCCTTCCCCTGTCCTACTTGCGAAATGATGAAAGGAAATTATCCTAAAGATTTTGTATGGTCGGGAAATCACCCCAGCTGCAGGTGCTATTTAGTGCCAATAATGAAGAAAGAAGAAGACTTTATTAAAAGCATGCAAACAGGCGAATCAATGCCATTTGAAACCACGCCAATAAATCCAAAGTTTACCAAATTTATAAGCGATAACCAAAACAAGCTACAGACTGCAAAATCACTACCTTATTTTATAAAAGACAATACAAAATACGTAAAATTCAAGAAACCAGCATCTTTAAAAAGGGCAAGTATTGAAGAAGCTTTAAGCAACGGCAGCATTACAGAAAATATATTTATGGTAGATAATAAGTATTCACCTGAAAGGCAGCTTTTACACAATAAAATAATTTCAGAATATTTAAACGTTAAAAAGGTAAGTTCCGACAAGATATATATGTTAGGCGGTGCAACAGCAAACGGCAAATCAACGGTTATAAATAGCGGAAAACTACCACATAAAAAAGGCAGTTTAGTATTAGACCCTGACAAGATCAAAGAAATGATACCTGAATACAACATTATGTTAAAATCAGGCGATGCAGCCATGATAAAAGGTGCGGCAAACTTTGTGCATGAAGAAAGTAGTTATTTGGGTAAAATCATAAGCAAACGAGCCTTAACAGAAAATTACGGTGTTGTTGTAGATGGCGTAAATGATGGAGCATTTGAAAAAGTTGCGAGCAAAGTAAAAGAGTACAAAAAATTATCAGGCAAAAAAATACGTGCAGATTATGTTTCCCTAGATACTGATTTGAGCATTAAACTAGCTAAAATGAGATCTGACAAAACAGGGCGTGAAGTTCCTATAAAATTCATCAAAGATGTAAATATCGAAGTGAGTTTATTAGTGCCAAAACTTCTTAAAAATAACACATTTGATGAATTATACCTTTGGGACACCAATATTAATGGAGTGCCAAGACTGATTTTAAAACAAATTGAAGGCAAATTGACCATGTATGACAATGCACTATATCAGCGATTTTTAAAGAAAGCTAATTAAAAGAAATATTATAGCCGCCTTTTTTGATCAACCGCTTGCCTTCCTCCTGCAGTTCTTCTTCTTTTTTGTTTTGGGGTGTTCGTTTACCCCTAGCAAGATAATTGTAGATTGTATCAGGATCTAAATAAGGTGAATTACAATATTCTAAATAAGTATTGTATTCATTGCCAAGATCATCTATGAATTTGTTTTTGCTCAAAATTTAACGTATTTGTTCACCATCAGCATAAAGTTTGTAACCATAAAATTCAAACTTTGTTGTGGATCTGACAGATGCACCGTAACTATTATTTGCCCCATAGCTAACTACAACAGTAGCACTAAATGCTTTATCATTAGTTACAGTTTCGCTGTAGATCTTTAGGGAACTAGGATCTTTTAATGTTTTGCGCAAATACTCTTTATACTTCATTTTGCAAAGTCTTACAGAATTACTATCACATGACATCAAGGTAATTGAAGCTAAAAAAAGCACTAATATCATTCCTTTAATTTTCATAACAATTTTATTAATTGGTTTATAATGGTCGAATGTACGAATTTTTTGATTAAATTCGATTTATGGAAAAAGAGATTTTTCGCCTAAACATTCCTTCAAAAGAGGAATTATATAAAAACCTTGAAGTCTACAAAAGGACTGAAAACACCTTCTACCTGCGCAACGAGTGGGTGAATTTTCATATTGAATTAACAGGAAAAGAACTTTTTGATTTTGTTGATCACTACAATGTAGGCGATTTCATAAACCTGTAACACTTTCCTACACTTTACAAAAATAATTAGGTAAATTGTATTTTAATAGTCGTTTGTACTATTATAAGTTATATATTTGCACTTTAACGAAAAAAGACACGAAATATGGATTGGCTTAACAGCAGAAAAAAACCAAGATTTAAACATTTATCAAATGTTCAGCTGGTAGAGCGCATAAATAATGCACCTGAATTTGAATGGAATTTTGAAGGGTACGAACTAGAAAGAAGAGTTAAAAAATCTGCAGGCAATTTTAAATGCAGCATGCAGAACAGTATTATTGTGATCTTAAAAAACAACAATACAAATTAATTAAAAATAATTGTATTTTTATAGTAATTATACCAAATGATATTGTATATTTGTATAAGAAATAACAACAACCATTAAAACACTATAAAATTATGAAAACTTACTTAAAAAATTTAATTACAGAAAAAGGTTTTAGCTTAGAAGATGAAATTACGATTAAAGGGCATTTTGGGGTTACTTATCAAATGCTAGTTGATTTTATTGTAGAAGCAAAACAATACCACAAAGAGATCAGAAAAACGCTTGTTTACATTGATTTTAAAGATGGCAATGTTTTTCATTATCTAGATCATTTAGCAGTTGGCATGATTAAATCATTAGGCTATGAAGTAGAAGCATAAACAAGCAAAAAACATGAATTTTAAAAGAACGTATTTAATACGTTCTTTTTTTTTACCTAAAATACAAATTAATTAAAATAGTTTGTATGATTACTTGTGTAATACATATATGTTATGTATATTTGTATAAGAAATAACAAAACAACCTAAAAAAACAAGATCATGAAAAACGAATTTAACATAGTATCATTTGCAAAGACTTTAGAAATTGCTGAAAACATCATAGCAGGTAGAAAAATTCAGTCTTTAGATGGCAGCAAAAGTGAATTTAAAATTGAATCACTAGACAACATTTTTGTTGTAAAAGTGAAAACGGTTCTTACAGCAGAACTACAAAAAGAAGTAAATAACAGATAAAAAATAGAAATCATGAACACTATTTCAACTATTGAAAACGCATTAAAAAATACAGGTTTTGCAAAATATAAAGCATCAATAATTTTAGAATCAAACGTACTAGACGGCTGGTTTATGGATAAAGCAAATACAACATTTGTAGACAATTTGAGTGAGTTAATATATGATCTTAACGACTTACAGATTAATATTGATTATGATCTTCAGATTCAAAAAACAGTTCTTTTAAAGGGCGTTTTTGAAGGCTACCTGAATAAAATCAGCTAAATACAAAATAATTAAAAAAATTTGTATTTTTGTGACTGATAATACAATTTAATATATTATATTTGTACAAGAAATAAAAACAACCCTAAAAAATCATATCATGACCACTATCTCAAATTCAACAGGCAGCAAGAAAGTAAATATCTTCAAAGACGGCACAGGCATGATTAGGGCGCTTTATGTTCAAGTTTATAATGGACAAGAGCAAGTTCTAAACAGTAAATCTTATCAATCTCTTAAAATGGCTGAAAAATGGGCAAACGCTCAATTAAAATAATCTAAAAACGCAAATCATGAATACCATTATCGAAGTAGATCAAATTAATTATTCTGAAAATATAATCGTAACAAAAGAAAATTTGTTAGAGGTGTCTAATTTTATAAAATCTTTAAAATGGTCTTATATCGTAAAAGGTGAAGTGCTAATTAAAAATACATATAGAATTTTAGACATAGTAAGAAAAAGAAATATCAATTCATTATGCCCTTGGGAAAATGTAGTGACCACCTACAAAGCCTGCACGCTTGCAAGAAGAATAGATGGCTATATAACCTTCATAGAAATGCCACTAAGAGAAACTTATATCACAAATATGAAGATAAAAGATTTGACATGGGGTTTAAAAAAGATCAAATAAAAACATGAAAATTCTAATTTTAAAAATCATTTCAGGCGTTTTTTTCGCTTACATCATTACAGCTTTACTAATTGACGTTTTCAAAAATGGTTCAAGAATGTAATTATACAAAATAATTAAAAAAATTTGTATTTTTATGATTGATAATACAATTTAATATATTATATTTGTATAAGAAATAACAAAACAACCCTAAAAATACAAGATCATGACCACTATTCTAAATAAAATTGAAACATTAAGAACTAAAGCTAACAAAACTAAATCTGTGAAAACTTATAATGCATATGGTGTTGAAATGACATCTTTACAGATTATGAACTTTAATAAATATCTTGACAATAATAGAATTTCTATGAATACTTTTTACAAGCAAGAAAGAACAGTAGTAGCAAAAAATTGGATAAACCAGTTAAACAAATAAAAAACAAAGGGGCGTAAAAACCCCTATTAAAAAAAAACAAATGGAAGATTTAATTGGATTGACAGAATTTGTGAAAACTGAAAAAGGTATCACAAAAATTAGTTTAGAAGAATTAATGGAATTTATACCTGAATACAATCTTTGGTTAAGAAGAAACTAAAAATTATTTTAAAAAAAATGGAAATAGAAAGACTTTTGCAATTAGAAACTACAGAAAAAGATAAAATTGAAATGATCATAAGCAATAATTTTGATTTGATTTATAAAGGTAAGGCGGCTGTAACAATCGATAAATGGGATAAACTAAGTGATGAAATTTTAGCGTGGAAAAATTACGAATCTGAAAAATTAGTTTTGCCTATTCTCAATCAATCATATTCAATAATTGAAAATGAAAAACGTCTTTTTGGAAAAGTGATAAGCGTGCAAGTGAATACAGGTAAGTTTTGGGTAAAATGGAGTGATGGGGATTTAACACTAGAAAGCAATATAGACAATTGCATGCTAAGTTTAGGCGCGCAACCATCTTAAAAACCCCTTAGATAAATAGATTATGAAAATACAAGAAGAAGTTAATCAAATGATTTTAGAACTAAAAAAAGATTCAAGAATAAATACCCTTGACGCTTTCATTCCAAATACTACTTTATTTTATAGTTTTTACGCATCTATTACTGGTTTTTTAGACGGTAATTATTTTAGTATTTATATAAAATCAACAAATAATTGTTCTAAAATAAGAGCAACAGTTTGCAGAACGACTGACCAAAAACGAAAATTAAATGAGTATTTAAAGACAGTTTTTAGCTATAAGTTTATAACCAAAATATAAAAAAAATAAATGAATTCACATCAAAAGTTAGAGTTACACAATTATTATAAAGAATTAGTTCAGAACGGTACAATTAAAACAATTAATGAAGCTTTAGTTTTTAAGCTAAGCTATGAAAAAGCATTTTCTTTTGCTGGTGTTGTGAAGCCATTAAAGGATAGACAGGAATTAACTTTTGAAGAATGGACAGTTGTTAAAGATTATGTGAAAAAAAATAATTACTATTTAAAAAATGAAAAAAAAATCACAGAAAAAGAAGTGTTACGCAGGTACACTTTTGGCTTAAAAACCCTTTAATTGTTGCCAACTATGATATAACAACACCCCTATGAATGAAGAAATAAAAAATACAAAATAATTGAAATTAATTGTATTTTTATGTTATTTATACTAAATGATATTGTATATTTGTATAAGAAATAACAAAAAAACTTAAATCGCCATGCTAACATCAACTTTAACACTTATGTTTAACAGAATTGCAGAATTAGAAAAAAAACAAGATGATCAAACCATCACAATGAACGAAGAAAGCATTTTATGCAATCTAATTGAAGCAGCTGAAACCGCTATGTATGCTTAAAGAGAAACCAGCTAAACAACTAATAACAAAGGGGCGTGAAAACCCCATTAAAACGAAAAAAAATGAGCAGATTAAATTCAAGAGCGAACATAGTAAAAAGTGAAAAAGGGCATGATGTTTTTATAGATAATGAATTTATTCTTTGGGTCACAGGTTCAAGAAGACAAGCAACGAAAGAATTAGAATTGCATTTAAAAAAGTATTCAATTATTCTCTAATTATTAAAAAAAAGATTTACTGATAAAAATGAAGAAGAAACAAGACCCTAAGCAGCTTCAAAGATGCTTTATATTAATAGACTTACTAATACAAGAACTAGACACAGTTACAGAAAAGCACACGCCAATCACAAAGGTGCTAAGGGCGCAACTGGGATCTGTTCAAGACACTTTGATAAAATTATATGAAGATGTGTATATCAAGGGAAATATAGGTAGAACAGCCTTTTTTCAAATTCTGCAAAATAAATTTAATTACAATATTGAAATGTTAGAAAAAAAATTGCAAAAATAAAAATCTATTCAAATTACTATTTAAAAGAAAAAATATAAATTGACAAAAAAATAAAATTATGGCATTTTGGTTATTAAACAAAGAAACAAACGAAGCAAGAATTTTTGGTAGTGTTTCAAAATTATGCGAAGAAACAACTTTAGGAACAGACAACATGTACCGCCATTTTGGTCGTAACAAAGAAAAAGAATATAATAATCCTTCTTACAGAATTGTATCTACAGAAATCGAAAAATCTAAACGAACAATTAAAGACATGAAAGGCTAATGTACCAGCAAGTTAGAAAGACAATAATATTTTAATTTCATGCATAAAACCTAATATTGCATGCGTTTTCTGATTATCTTTTTGCTGTAAAAATAAAATATTTAAGGAATAACTGAAGTGTTTGAATGTAAAAATAACTATTTGTACGAATTTTTATAAGTATTTGTACCATCAATACAACATAATAGAATATTTTAGTATATTTACAGGACATTTTAAGATGTTTTATGCCACAGCTGAAAGAATTTAAGTTTATAATTGATGAAGACGATAAAACAAGAATTAAATGCCCAAAGTGCTACAGTTTTATTTGTGAAATAAAGCCAATACTTTTGAAGGGTCAAGAGATCGTAACAAGATGCAGAAAGTGCGCCACAAACGTTATGATTAAGAGATAGTAATTTTTAAGGGATCAACTCATATAGGAGTATTTAAGCGGTAATATGTACTGTTTTTGTACTCTTTTTTTTTTGACATGAATAACTCATAAAGGAGTGTATAATCGGTAAAACAACCGATTGTATGCTCTTTTTTTTTAACTATAAATAAATAAAAATGAAAACAAAAATCTTTGAAGCATTGAAAACTAAATATTCAAATTTGGGGTTCAATAAAGATGTATTAGAGGGCGTTGCAACGCAATTGAGTGCATTTGTAACAGAAGAAGGTGGAATAGCAAACGCAGTTGTGGGTGCTGAAGCAATGCTAAAGACATTTCAATCATTCTCTGATAGTAGAGTTAATTCCTTTCAAACAGAAAGCGCAAAAGACAAAGCAGAAACAGAAGCATTGAAATTGAGATTGGCAGCATTTGAGAAGCCAGCCGTTTCAAAACCAGTTGAAGATGTTCCGCAGTACGTGTTAGACATGCAAGCAACAATGGAACAAATGAAACAAACTTTAACAGGTTATCAAACAACTAAAGTTTCTCAAAACTTAACAGAAGATTTTATTGCTCAAATGGGTAATAAAAAAGTACCTGCAAGCTTTTATAAGGCTAATTTAATCGGTAGGGAATTTAAAGATGAAACTGAAATGAATGCGTTTGCTGGTTCTGTAGCTTCAGGGTATGAAGCACATGAACAAGAATTAACCAATTTAGGATTCAGTTACACTCAACCGCCTGAAGGTGGCAAACCCAATCTTGAAAAAGAAAGCGAAGAAATGGCGAATATGATCGCAGCAGGTACAAAACAAATTGTAGAACAATCTAAAAATTAAAAATTATGCCAGCAGGAATTAAGTATGATTTAGCAGGTTTAGAAGTGGAACGTGAATTGTGTAATCAAAAGACAATTTACAGATTAGCAGGGGGAACAAACCTTGCTGATGCAGATGTGCCTGATGGTACTATGATTCCGCATCTTGCACCTTTAGCTTTAAACAAAGCGACAAATCAAGCAAAATTAGTAAAAGCCGTAAAAGTATTTGCAGACATCGTGAATGGTGCAGTTCTTTTACAGGTTGAAAAGGGTTCTTTTATCAAAGCAGGAATGCATATTGGATTAGGAACAAAAGGGGGAACAGTTTCGTCTATAGACAAATCGAATGCTACTTATGACACATTAACTTTAGCTGCAACAATTGCAGCATTGAAAGAAGGTGATGTATTGTTCGAAGCAACAACTGCAGCTGGAACAGTTCAGAAAAACGTTGCTAATTTTTTAAATTATGCAGCTGTAAAATTAGAGGCAGGAGCGACAGCAACACTTGTTGGTCAAGCTTTTGAAATTCAAGAAAATAAATTATATGTACCTGTTTCGTTGAAAGACAAAGCAAGTTTAGGTGCATTATTTATGTTCGTTTAACAATTAAAAATACAAAGAAATGATTTTAACATTAAACGCATTATTTAACGATGCAGTCATTGTTTCTGCGATTATCGATAGAGTTAATCAGACAGAAAAAGATACTATTTACTGGAAAAAGTACCTAAAATTTGAACAGTCAAAAAGTCGTTTGTTCAAGACTTATTTAGGAACTATTACAGGTGTTACCATGGGTTCTGTTATAGACAGAAATTCAGGCAAACCAACTAGAGAACGTAAAACATTAGGTTCAGGAGTTGGTGAAGTTGCATTTATGGGTAACTCTTTCCAATTAGATAACGACAGACTAGACACTCTAAACGAACTTATCAGTAAGTTTAACGGTGCAGGAAACGGTCAAGCGGTTGTTATGACTGAAATCATCGAGTACATTGCTGATGATATTAGACAGGCAACATTAGCACCACATAAAAGAATGGATTTCATTTTAGGTCAATTACGATCTACTGGAACTGCATCCGTAAAAGTTGGTGATAATGCACAGGGCGTTGAATTATTGGATATGGTTCTTCCTGTTATTCATTTGAAGCCTGAAGCTGGTGTGAAAAGCAATTTGATCAATTATATCAAGGAAAAAGTTGAGGAATTGAGATATACTGTAGGGGTATTTTCAGTTATGGAAATGAACCGTAAGACGTTCAATAACAGAATTGCAAACACTTCTTCTTTTCAGAACGCCTACAAGATGATTTTAGGTAGTGCTGAAATTGCAGTTAGCGGTGGTTTAATTACTGATGCAATGGCAAATTCTTTGCTTATCGGTATTGGTCTTCCTGCTATTCAAATAGTAGAAGAGTATGTAACCAAAGAAGATGGTAGTGTAGTATGTACGTTTGCAGATGATCGTATTTCTTTACTTCCTAGTCAGGATTTAGGAAAAATGATGTGGCATACACCGTATGAATCTACAGACCCAATACCTACAAAAAGCTACACTACTTTAGAAGGTGGTCAATTCATCAGTACACAAAGAACTGAAGAAGGTAGATTTGTTGAGTACGGTTGCGAATGGATTCCAAACTTAACGAATCCAAACAAGATTGTTATTATTGACACTTCTTTGCTAGTCTAATTGAATGACTAAAAAAAACTATATATCACAAAGATTTTCTTCAGTAGGTTTACGACTTACTGAAGCAGATCTTATTGATTTGAATATTACAGATATTGATGCAGATGTAAATTCTGAAAATCAAAACGAGTTGTATGCATTGTTTGTTTCAAAGATTCCGCAAATGTTATTAAGACCTGCTTCTATTTCAGAAGGTGGCATTTCAATTACAAGAGCGAACAAAACAGATATTGAAGCTTTTTATTCAAGCGAATGCAATAGATTGGGATTGAAAAATGAATTAGTAAAACCTAAAGTACGTTTTAGATAATGGAGTTTGAAAACGGATATATACAGATAAAAACCACAATTGGAGGTGGTTTGATTGACGGTATGCCTGTTGCAGCTTCAGAAAGTTGGGGTGTTAAAATAGCTTGTCATATTCAAAAAAACATGCAAAACAATAAAGGAAATTATAAAGATGGAACGTTTACACAATTCGCTTTTACTATTTTTCTTGAAATGCAGGTTTTTGAAGCGAAAAGAATAAAATTAACGAACAATAGAAACGAACTTATAAAGGAGTTTGAAGTACAAAGTATTGAATTTCTAGATTTAGTTCAGCGTGTAAAAATAATTGTTTAATGAGTTCAGTAATAAAAATAAACTTTAGTGTTCAAAATATCTTGAAAAATAAAGTCGATGATATTGTCTTTGGAATGATTAGAACTTTTATTTATGTAGGCGAGGCATGTGTAAAAAGAGCAAGAAGAAGAGGATCTAAAAAAAGCGCTTCTAATGGCAGCTACATGGATCAAACAGGTAATTTAAGAGCATCTGTAGGATATGTAGTGTTATATAATGGAACGGTTCAAGGAAAATCAAACATTGCGGCAGAGGGTCAAAAACTAATTGAAGAATTAATGCCAAAATATAGAACTGGTTTAATTTTAATAGTGGTTGCAGGCATGAATTATGCAGCGCATGTAGAAGCTAGAAATTATGATGTGCTTACTTCAGCTGAATTAAAAGCAGAAGAATTAATTCCTAAAATGTTAAAGAAAATAGGATTCACACAATGAAAAAAACAGGCGGTCAAATAGAATATGATGTTTACACTCTTTTAAAAGATGTAATAAAATCTGAAATCAGCGGAACAGTCTATTTAAGGGGCACAAGACCTTTAAATTCAGACACAGAAGATGCCGTTATTTCTTTCATGACTGGTCTAGACAACCAAATTCAAACAGGAGCGTTAAACGTTAATATTTACGTTTCTGATATTTGCATAGGTGGTGAAGATTTTGTAAAAAACATTTCACGTTGCAACATTATCGAAGCCTTTATGTTAAAAGTTGTTGAACAAATCAGGGTTGAATCTGAATATTCTTTCACACTAGGGCAAACTATAAATACTTTTTCAGAAGATGAAATAAATCAGCATTTTGTAAATGTAAAATTAAAGTATAAAAGATTAACCATTTAAAAAAAATAATTATGGCAGTATTAAGTTGGGGAAAACCTAAATTAGAAATTTTATTGTTAGTTGATGGAAAAATTCCAGCAACTCCTGTATGGGTGGCATTAGATGTGCCAGTAGAAAACACCACAAAACTTACACCTGAAAAGGGAACACGTAGAGAAGCAAAAGAAGAAGGTGGAGGTATCATAGATATTAAGACTGAAAAGAGCAAATACATGCTTGAATTTGAGTTATTTGCTAAAAAAGGAGCGTCTAAACCTATTGTTGATAACGATGGTATTATCATTGGTAATTATGCAATACGTTTGACACCTGAAGATGTTTCAATGGCAGGTTTTTTGATTGAAAAGGGTTCAGTTTCAGTTGAAGATACATGGGATTCTGAAAACGGTGGAAAATGGAAATATGCATTTGAAGCAATGAAACCAGTTTCAGGCAATATGGTAAAACCATACACACAGGCTTAAAAAAGAATGTAATTTACAAATTTATAAAAGCCATAACGATTGACGTTATGGCTTTTTTTTTCAATCAAAACCTAAAAAACAAAAGAAAGCTAAAAAACCATGATAGAAGAAAAAACGGCAAAAGTAATTCTGCAGAAAAAAGAAAAGGTGACAATTAACAATAATACCTATGAAGTAGAGCAGCCAACAACAGCAACCTTGATTTTAATATCCGAACAATTAGCCAAATTACCTAATGAAGATCTAGACAAAGAAAACATTATTGGTTCAGTTTTAAGTAATGTACAGCATGGTGAAAACATAGCACGTTCATTTGCTATTATGATTTTAGGGGCAAAACAAATTGAAAAAACAAGCATCATAGATAAGCTTTTCAAAACAAGCAAACTTGAAAGACTTACTAAAGAAATATTGCATTTTGAGATCAAAAAATATGTGAGTGAATATGTTCGTGTAATGTCATCAATGCAGGTACAGGATTTTTTTATGCTTATCACTTTCCTAAAAGAAGTAAATCTGACGAAGGAAACGAGGAAGGTGATCAAAACGACAGTACATGGTCAATAATTGGTGGATTTGTAAAACAATATCCAGCAATCACATTTAAGCAAGCTTTGTATGATATTAGTTACGCTAATATTATCCTTTACAGTAGTGTCATACCCTCTTATGGTGGTAAAGACAAAGAAGAGGGCGGCAATGAAGAAATAAACGCAGACGACCCAGCAAATGCAGACAAAATAAATGCTGCAATTTTTGGTTAAATTAAACATTCAATAATCTAATTAATAATTGATTTTATTGTAAATTTACGTACAATATTAGAGGATTTTAAACCTAAAAAGAGGTACAGCGCAGAAATGTGTTGTACCTCTTTTTTTTTGACACACATTCAAGATGGAAAACACTAACGGATCTTTAAACTTTCAAGCTACCATTGATATTAAGCAGTTGCAGCGAGATATGTCTAGAATGAAGCAGGAGTTTGTCAGTATGAGTGCTTCAGCACAAAAAGAAGGTGGAAAAACTCAAAATATAATGAGCAACCTAATGAAAGGTGCAGCCGCTTACTTTTCCATAAGACAGGCGGCACAGTTTGCAAGTCAAATTGTATCAGTTAGGGGTGAATTTCAACAGCTTGCAGTTGCATTTGAAACGATGCTAGGCAGTAAAGAAAAAGCAGATACTTTGATGGCGCAGGTTGTAGATTTTGCAGCTAAAACGCCTTTTCAATTGACTGAAGTTGCACAGGGAACAAAGCAATTATTAGCCTACAGAATAGAAAGCGAAAACATCATTCCAACCTTGAAAGCGCTGGGTGATGTTTCGGCAGGTTTGAGCGTGCCGATAGGTCGTTTGATCTTAAATTATGGACAAGTAAAAACAGCTGCAAAGCTTACAGGTCGTGAATTAAGAGATTTTAATATGGCTGGTGTTCCGTTACTTTCAGAGTTGGCTAAAAATTTAGGCACAACTGAAAAAGCCGTTGGTGAAATGGTTTCAGCTGGTAAAATCGGTTTTAAAGATGTTGAACAAGCATTTAGAACAATGTCTAGTGAAGGTGGAAGATTTGCTGATTTAATGGACAAGCAAAGTGCAACTATTACAGGTCGTATTTCCAATTTACAGGATAGTGTAGAAAAAATGATGAATGATATAGGTCAATCAAGTGAAGGCGTGATAAACACTTCTATTGATGCAGCTGGTTATTTAGTTGAAAATTATGAAGAAATAGGCAGGCAAATAGGCGGTTTAATTGTTTTATATGGTTCATATCGTGCCGCATTAATGGTTACTTCAGCGGTGCAATTTGCTGTTACAGCTTCTACAATCGGGATGACAAACGCAGAAATTGCGCATTATTCTTGGCTTGTTTTAAGCCAAAAAGCACAGAAAGCATTAAACGCAACAGCATTATTAAATCCTTATGTGGCTGTAGCCGCTGCACTTGCTGGTTTGGTTTATGTAATGTATCAGTTTGCAACATCACAAACAATTTCTGAAGTATCAACAACTAAATTTAATAAAAAAATGCAAGATAGAATAGATCTTGCAGCAAAAGAAGAAGCGGCATTAAGGGAAAATATGAAAACCTTAAAAAGCGCTACCATTTCACGCACACAGCAGCAGGATGCATTAGAAAAACTGCAAAGAAAATACCCTAAATACTTTTCAAACTTAGATATTGAAAAAGCAAAACTTATTGACGTTTCAGAAGTTTTACAAGAGGTAAACGAAAGGATGGAAACAAAAAATAATCTATCTGATGCAGAAAAATTAAAATCTTTAAAAAATGAACTAGCGCTTACAAAATCAGATCCAAATAGAGTAAATAAGTTAAACAATGTAACAACTAAAAATAAACTAGCAAACGGAAATTTAGGTGGTGGAATTGCTAGTATGTTCGGTATTGGTGACGTTACACAAGATGAATATCTAGATAAATTAAATGAAGATATAAAATTATACGAAGACAAACTTACAAAGGTTGAAAAATTAAAATTTAATGCGCTTAGCGCCCCTGAAAAATCTAGCGCAAAGAATGTTGAAAACGTTGCATTAAAGGCAGAATTACTTCTATTAGGCGAATCTAAAGGAGCATTTGACATTATAAACAATGCTAGGCGTGAAGGCTTAAAAGATCTTATCATTCAAAATGAGCAACTAATCAGAGGGTATAACGAGGTTATAAATAAAAATGAAGCTATCAGATCTCAATTGATGGTTTCAAAAGAAATTTCAGAAAAAGAAGCAGAAATAAAAAAACTTCAATTAAAATCTGTCAAAGGAATTACAGCAAAAGAGAAAGAAGAACTAACAGAAGCGAAAGAAGCTTTAAGCACTTTAAATTCTGAACTAGAACTTTTAAGCGGTAAAAAACCTAAAAAAACACCAAATGAAAAATATGATGTTAATGATATTTTGCAGGTTGAAAAACAGAATAAAAGAAACATTGAAGATCTTGTGTATTCAAGTGAATTAAGAAAAATACAAATTCAAGAAGATGGTACTGCAAAATCATTAGCGCTTTTAAAATTTGACGGTGATCAAAAATTAATCATGTTACAACGGCAAAAAGATGATGCTGTTTTAAACATGGAAAATGACGCTGAAAAAGACAAAAAGTTAAACCCAAATTATAATGCAGGTACATGGCAAAAACAAATAACAGAATACAAGAAAGCTTGGGATTCCGCTATGATAAGCCAAACAGAATTGAACGCAAGTAATAACAGCGCATTTTTAAAAGATAAATATGCAAGCGATCTAAACCAATATTCTGCATTTTTAACATCTTACATTTCTAAAAAAGGTGAATTTGATCAAGAACTAAAAAATCTAGAAGCAAAGGGGTACACTCCTGATGTTGTTGCTTCAGCTAAAAAAGTTCAAGATTCTATTTTAGAAAAAATGGCGGTTGAAATGGACATTAAAGAAATAGCTATTGTTGAAATGGCAAAAAGTTTAATTGGTCTAGGGGTTGAAGATATTTTAAAACAATTTGAATTAGCCAGCGAATTACTAAAAACAGAATTAGCCAAAGGGGATGGCGAAGCAAATAAAAGTACAATTACAGCATTACAAGCAAAAATAAAAGCACTAGAAACAAGCCTGAAATCCAAAACTAATGAAGAAGTAAAGGCAACCAACTTACAGGATTTTAAAGCTACAATAGGCTTGTTAAATGACGTTAGACAGGCAACGACTGCAGTTATTGAAAGCTTCAGCGGATTGAGTGACGAGACAAAGGAAGTATTGTCTTCAATGATGAATGTTACAGGTTCAGTATTGCAAATGATTAGCGGAATTGCGCAATTAGCCAATTTTTCAACTACATCTGTAAAGCTTTCAAGTGAAGGAGCATCTGCAGCTATTATAGCAGTTGAAAAAGCTTCAGTTATTCTAGCTATTATTTCTGCAGCACTTCAAATTACCATG